GCCACAGCCGCCCAAGCGCAACCCGATCGGGCCAGCGCAGCAGGCTACCGAGGCAATCCACTATCTGTTCATGAAGAAAAGCCGGGGCTACTCGGTGCTTCACGACAGCCTGAAAGCCGGATTGCTCGAAAAGACCGGCTGGGTGAAGTCTTATCCCGAGGCGCAACCCCCGAAGCGTCAAGAACATATCGTGCCGGCCGAAATGCTCCATATGATGGAGGCGCAGGAAGCCGAGCCCGTCGATGCGGATAACGAGGAAGGCGAATGGCGCGTCGTCACGCACCAGGACACGCCGCCCAAGTTCTGCGTTGACGCGGTGCCTAACGAGGAAATCCTAGTCTCGCCCGACACGCGCGACCTGATCTCCACCCCGTATATTGCCCATCGCACGCAAAAGACGTTGAGCGAATTGCGGGAGATGGGTTTCGAGGTCGCGAACGACGTTTCCGGCAGCGACAGCTATATTGACAGCGGCCTATCCAGCGCTCGCGAGCCGAACCGCAACCAGATGTCCACGCTGGTCGAGCGTGACGGCGCCAATCGCAAGGTGTGGCTGCTGGAGGAATACACGCGCTTCGACGTGAACGACGATGGCATTTCCGAGTTCATCTGCGTTCATCGCACGGGTCGTGAGATCCTGAAGATTGAGCCGGTGGAAGCGCACCCGTTCGAATATTGGTGCCCGTTTCCGATGCCTCACCGCTTGGTCGGGCAATCGCTCGGCGACAAGGTGGCGGACATTCAGCGCACCAACTCGGTGCTGCTGCGGAACGCGATGGATTCGCTCTACATCGGGCTTGCTCCACGTACCTACGTCAACGAAAGCGCGATCGGCGAAAACACGATCGATGACTTGCTGACAGTGCGCCCGAATGCGGTCGTTCGCTGGAAGGGCAATGTCAAGCCTGAGACGGTCACCAATCAGGACACCTCCGCTACCGCATTCCAGGCCATCGAGTTCATGATTGGCCAGCGTGAGAGCCGCACAGGCATTACGCGGCACAATCAGGGTTTGGACGCCGACACGCTGAACAAGACCGCTACCGGCATGGCGTTGCAGACGGCAGCGGGTGAGCAAATACAGGAGTATGTCGCCCGCAATTTCGCGGAAATGCTGGTCGCGCCGTTGTTCACCAAGATGTATCGCCAGCTTCGCGAGTTCGGCAAGCCGTTCCCGATGCGGATCGATGGGCAGAAGGTCATGGTCGACCCCAGCCAGTGGCCGGAAGAAGTTGACATCAATGTGCGTGTTGGCCTGGGCACCGGGCGCAAGGATCAGCGCCTTCAGTACCGCATGGAGCTTCTGAGCATTCAGCAAGCGGGCATGGCGGCTGGTCTGGCAGAAGTTACCCCGGACAAGATCTACAACAACGTCAAGGGGCTTATCGAGGATTGCAATCTTGGTGATCCCAACGACTATTGGGGCGACCCAGCCAATTCGCCGCCGGCACAGCCGCGACCTGACCCGGCGATGGCCAAGGTGCAGTCTGACGCAGCGCTTGCGGCACAGCAGCAGCAACACGACATGCAGGTATCTCAGGCCAAGGTCGAGATGGCCGGACAGGAAAGCCAGCTTAAACTCCAGACGATGCAGGCGAGTGCCGCACAACAGGCGCAGCTTGCCGAGCAGAAGGCAGCGTTTGAGGCTGATCTAGCCAACCGCACGTTTATCGCCAACGCAACGCTGGCCGAGCAACGACAGGCGCATGATCTCCAGATGGCACGCGAGAAGCACGACCACGAACTAGCTATCTCGGCAGAGGCGGCGAAAGCCAAGGTCGCACAGATGCGCCCGGGTGGGGATCTGGCGAAATGACGCCTGACGCGATCGTCCTTGGTCAGCAGGCAGAGCGCGCAATGGAGCAATTCCTAGCGCCTGCGTTTGAGGAATGTGCCCAGGCATACACCCAGCGCCTTTCGGAGGTCGCTGCGGCTGAACCATGGGCGACTGATAAGATCGTCAAGCTCGCCCTTGCCAACCGCGTGCTGAAAGAAGTGCGTGCGCAGATCGAGCACCTGATCGCCAACGGACGGCTTGAGCAGGATGCCAAACGCACGGCTGACAAGATCGCGGCAATCCCGACCGAGCGCCGAAGGATCGCTAATTACTGAAATTCCCCGTTAGGTTCGGGGTATCCGGCAACGTCGTGAGGCGTCGCCATTCGCAAGAGGACGATCAATGACCCAGCTAGCCGAACAGGCAGCAGTCGGCGACGCCATCGAGAACGATGACGCCCCGGCTCAACCGAAGACCGGGGACGACCTTGCCGACATGCTCGGCTTGGAAGAAGACGAAGAACTACCTGAGGAAGAAGGCGATGAGCCCGACCCCGAGGAAGACGAGCAAGAGGATGAACCGGAAGAGCCGGCCATCGATCCGCCGAACTCGTTAACGGCTGAGGAAAAGGAGGCCTTCAAGAACCTCCCGCGTGAGGCGCAGGAATGTACCGCGCGCCGCATCGGGGAGCTTGAGAAGGGTTTTAACGCCAAGGCACAAGAGGCCGCCAACACTCGACAGGCGGTCGAGAACGAAGCGCGTGCGGTGATTGCCCAGCAGTCGCAGCAAATGGCCCGCGAGCTTCAGCAATACGCCAGCATGTTCACCGCACAACGCCCTGACCCGGCCATGCTGCAATATGACCCACAGGGCTTTTATCAGGCGCAGTCCAACTACGAGGCGGCAATTGCCCAGCGCACGGAAGCGCAGCAACAGGCGGCCATCTATGAGGATCAGGCCCGACAGCAGGCGGCGGCGATCGAGGCGGCAGAAATGCAGGCTGAGGTTACTGTCCTCCGCAGTCAGTTTCCGGAATGGTTTGCCCCGGAAACCAGCGCGAACCTTCAGAAGGATCTGACGGCCATCGCCCTGGAGTTGGGCTATTCGGAAACGCACGTCAGCCAGGCACGCGCCGCTGACATCTTGGCAATGCGCAAAGCTGCCACTTGGAAGGCTAATTCC